TGTTCCCAATAAAGGAGAACAATCGTTCCCCCTGGTGGATTTCTCCACTGCCCCCCGGCTAAGCCGGGGGGCCCCACCTGAGCTTGATGTCGACGGACTCAGGACGTCCATAACGTTCTAAGTGCTTCACATCATGAAAGGGTTCTAACCCTCTCTTGAGGAAGAACTTCAGTAGTGCACCATGTCCCGAAATCTTAGACTTCGAGGCCTTTGCACTGACTACAAGACCCTTGACTAATGGGCGATGTAGGGTGGGACACATTCTCTGGGTTTCGTACCCAAGGAAGGAGTTCCGACCAAGTACTGGCGATGTTTCAAGAACAGTCGGAAGAGGGGCTAATCTCCTCAGATGCTGGTCTAGATACTCAGCCGTGCACCATAGGCCTGCTCGATAGAGCTGGTTTCTGAATGCAAAGGTTGAGATCATCGCACGAACGTCACCACGTTGTGTAGGGAGTAATCTCCGGAGGTAAGTGACAGAAACGTCACTCCCACCGTAATAATCCTTACCGCATGACTCTCTGAACCTTCCGGTCCAGAAAGACTTACGTGCGTTGACCCTGAACCCGAAAAGGGAAAGGTCAGCAACAACATGACGCACTAAATCTACGGGGATAATGATATCATCACCGTAGACACGCACCTTTCTAAGAATAACCGAGAGGTCTTTCTTAGTTAGGGAACGGTTAAGCGATTGCTCGTATCCGCAACAGATCACGGTCAAAAAGACCATGGCCTCAATCGGAAAGCAGAGCGCTGAACCCATAGACGCGAACTTGGATAAGGAAACATTCCCATATCCAGGGACGTTTGCAGTCCTAGATCTACACGCTTGAACCGCGCCAGAAAGGCTCGGCCAATTTCGTAGCATCCTAAGAACTAGCAAATTGGAAACGCGGTCACTGGCCTCAGAAAGGTCGATAGTCGCAAGACTACCATCTTCTGAACCCATCCTGGCAAGAATCTGATTAGGTTCTTGCTTGGTAAAGCCGATCGCTCCTTGCAGAGTGTCACTCTGCTCGAGGCGATCAACGATCACTTCCATTAAAGCTTGCTGTGTATATTGCATACACGTTGGCTCAATGGCAATGATTCGCGGCGTTTTCAACGTTTTAGGAACTGAGACAACCTTAACAGGTATCTCAGCTTCGGGTTCAAGGAAAGTAACGCCATTAAGAGCATCCAAATGACCGTAATTGGCTATTCGGTACTCTCCTGAGGGGAAGTACTCCTCGAGGCGGGCGTGCCAGGTACTGAAGTCGTACTTACCGTTACCGGTTGTGCGATCTGCAGTTTTTCCTGGACCGTGCTTGGGTCTAAGAGAGCCCTCATGAACCAAAAGGTCAAGATGGCTGCAATCAGAAGCCCACAGAAGGTCAGAAACCCTAGAGAAGCGATCCAAATTGGATCCATCGATAGAGTCAGACCATGCACGTACTTCCTTTTCACACTGGATGAAGAACTCATATGCATTCCTTTCGCGTTCAGAAGAACACGGCAAGAGAACCTTCTTAAACAGCAGAGTAATCTGCCGAATAAAGAAGATAGCATTGTGAGATGGATCATTCAGTAACCGCCCACTAGACCGGTCGAACACTAGCTGAAGGAAACCTCCAAACAATCGGGGGAGACCTCCGCGTCGCTTGAAACCAAGAAACGCGTCGTCAGCTACCGTGCCAGAGTCCAGACTTCTTTCGAAGTCTGAGCAAAAGGTTGGTAGGGTGATCGTGAGAAACGATTCACCTTCATGTTCGTACCGGCCCGCGATCGTTTTAAAATCGCGGGTGGTGCAAGTGCAACACCAGGTTTCGGCATCAGCCAAAACCTTCTGCAAAAGTTCCATAGGGCTTTTCATGAGCTCCTCCGTGATAGGGGGTAGTTCATCCTTAGTCCTTTGGGTCCTGCCTGAAGTTCAATGCTCACAACGCAATTGTTAAGCAGATTGCAGAATGCAGTCTGCTGATTGCGGAGTGTTAAACTGAATGCTAGACTTCGCCGCCAAGAAGTTGAGTCATCTTGGCACCGGAGCTGGCAGTCAGATAAGCAAAGAACCCATCCGTGACCAGCTTTTGTTCGGCAACCGTAAAACCGGTAACCGGAATATCTACCACAACATAAGCACTCATAGAGTACTTAATGTTTTGGGCGGAGATGAGCGGGTCAGCCGCGATCTTGCTCGAATCGATCCGAATAGTCCTACGAGTGCGTTTAGCACCGTAAGAATCGGAGACGGACAACACAGTGTTGCCGTCAGCGCTGGTGAAAACACCAGCGTTAGGATTGGAAGCAGTGCCAAAACCAGTTCGCGGAAGCGAAATGGCAACGGCATTGATCGTGACGGATTGTGGATCGGCAAAAGCCATGGGACAGAACCAGTGCAGTTTAAAATAACTTGCCACAGCGGCAAGTTTTCTGTATTGCTCCCTAGAAATTTAGGGAGTACGGCTGCTTGGATATACCAAGGGCCGCAATGACGCCCCACTGCTTAGCTGTGAAGCTAGCAGGATTAGCGCCAAACCCGTAAGGTGTGGCCTTCGCTCTAGACTTAACGTAAGAATTACGTGTCTGGATCGGAGAGTAGGATCTTCCGTCGACAAGACGGAGTCCTGCAAGCGTCCACGTCTCATCAATGGATATTTGTTCCATGATGTAGCCGTGGTGCATCACAAGGCCATCATTGGCAAAGGCAGACCAGTTATGTATAACATCACCGGTTGTCGATACCCAATCGAGGGCCCAGGACCACGGGGTTAGCTTGTAAAGTAGATCCGGAGTCAAACGTAAACCGTAACAACGGTTAGCGAAGGCTTCAAAGAGCTTAAACTTATTTATAGCCTGGACAAAGTCGGAATCATCCGGCAGAATCTGAGGCAAATAGTAAGTAAAGCTACCTTTAAACCATCTATTGGTTGAGGTCCGGGTTTCCTTAAACAAGGTCCCTGGGGCCGAGTACAAGTTTGAGACCAAGGAGGGCTGTCCAAAGGACGACCCAAGATTGGTTATTGTCGTACTCGAGGTGCTTGGGAAGTGGTACGAACGAACGAGGTGCTTATTGGCACCACGTGCGTACTTGATCATCGTTGGAGCGCAGTTCTTGATCGAATCGAGCAAGCCCTGCAAATCATTGATGAAAGGTACCCATCCAAAAACGGCATTTAGATACTCATCACCAGCTGCGCGAGAAACGGCATCAAAATTGAAGCCTTTTGTCCGCTTGCGGATGTCAAGTAATCTAGATTTCCAATTGAGGATGTCAGGGATCTTCGGTACGTCATGAAGTTCCCCTAAGAACTGTCCCAAACCAGCCTTTGGATTCGTAGGGAGACACCGAGCAATAGCTTGGGTTCCGAACGCATTCATCTGGTTAGTGTTTGATGGAATAGGAGCAGACGTTGTTACGTTAGCAATAAGCTGCGTAGACAACGGTGCTATCTTTCCAACATACTCATACCAGACGTGACCACCCGATCTAACATTAACGGTAGAATTACCGATATTGCTAGTTGTCGACTTAGTCACGAAGGGTCCACCAATATCAACGGATTTTCCAAGTCGAGAGACTGGATTACCCTGAGAAGAGGTGAACTGGTCAAATTCTCCAAAGCCGCTGAAACTGACCTTGTTAACAAGAGCAGTATCAACATAGGAATTTTCGACTCCGAATAATTCGAAGTTGCGAATATGCCTTGACTTAGAGGAGAATTTAGACACCATAAACTCCTTACGGATGACATGAGAATAATTCTCATGGGTGTTGCACAATTAAGCACTGGGGGCCCCTAG